GGCCATCGGCGCGGCCACCGAACGGCGATAACTGTCCGATAAACGGACGGCCGTGTATCCTGCGACTGCAGCCAGGCATGACCCGGAGCACTCGCCACGCGACCCCGGCCCGCACCGCGGGACACGACTCGCGCCGACGACCCGCCACCACTCCTCTGCGGCTACGTCACACGACACCGACGTAGAGGAGACCCCATGCCAGGGGTGATCGAAGACCTCCGCGCCCATCGCAAGCAGCTCGTCGACGAGATGTCCGAGCTGTCGAAGAACAAGATGGACGCCGAACAGCGCGCCCGCTTCACCGAGCTGGACGGCCAGGTCACCGAGCTGGACGGCGAGCTGGAGCTGCGCGCACGCCAGGCCGAGCGCGAGCAGCGCGCCGCTGCCTCGCGCGCCGCCGAGAACGGCGGCCAGACCGAGGACCACACCAACGGCACCGCGCGAGGCTCGGGCTGGTCCGTCGGCAACGAGCCGACGACCTACGGCCGCGGCGCCCGGCACTCCTACTTCCTCGACATGGCCCGCGCCGAACTCAACCGCGGCAACGGCGACGGCGGCCCCACCGCCGCGAAGGCCCGCCTCTCCCGCCACGCGCAGGAGATGGACGTCGAGATGCCCAAGCGCCTCGAGCGGCGCACTGCGGCGGCGCAGAAGGCGTATGAGGCCGCCGTCATGTCCGGGAACCGGGCCGAGCGGCGCGCCGCGGAGAAGATGCTGCGCCACGGCATCAGCCCGTTCGAGCGCGGCACCATGCAGGACCCCTCCGGCGAGCAGCGGTTCATCTCCCGGGTCGACGGCGCGGGCGGCTACTTCGTGCCGCCGATCTGGCTGATCGACGAGTACATCCCGTACCTGCGCGCCGGCCGCGACACGGTGGACCTCTTCCGCCAGCTCCCGCTGCCGCCCGGCACCGACTCGATCAACATCCCCAGGGTCACGCTCGGCACCGCGACCGGCCCGCAGGTCGCCGACGGCGGAGTGGTGCCCGGCCGCGACATGACGGACAACTTCGTCAACGCCCCGGTCAGAACCATCGCCGGCCAGCAGGACGCGGCGCTCCAGCTGCTCGACCAGTCGCCCATCACCTTCGACGAGGTGATCTTCCAGGACCTGGCGGCGGACTACAACCTGCAGGTCGACGGGCAGGCGCTGCTCGGCTCCGGGACCGCCGGGCAACTGTCCGGGGTCTGGCCGCAGGGCGCGATCTCGACGTCGACCGGCATCTTCGTGAACAACACGAACAACAACAACACGGTGCCGCAGACGTGGGTATGCGACGGCACGTCGGCCACCTCGGTCGCCCAGTCCGTGTTCCGCTCCTGCGGCCAACTGCTCTCGCTGATCGCGCGCAACCGGCTGCGCCCGCCGACGCACTGGATCTGGCATCCGTGGCTCTGGTACTACCTGACGACCAACGTCGACACCACGCTGCGCCCGCTGGTCGTGCCCGGCACGCCGAACAACGTCGGGTTCAACCAGGTCGCGGTCGACACCGACGGTCCGGAGGTCATGGGGCCGGTCGGCTACTTCATGGGCCTGCCGATCATCCTGGACCCGAACGTCCCCACGAGCTTCGGCGGCACCACGGCCCCGCAGATCACCACGATCTCCAACGGCCTGTTCGCGGGCACGCCGGGCTCCGGCGGCACGCCGAACTACACCCCGATCCTCGCCGGCTACTGGAACGACGTCTTCTTCTGGGAGGGCGAGATGCGCTCCCGGGTCCTGTCCGAGGTGCTGTCGGGCAACCTGCAGGTCCGATTCCAGCTGTACAACTACGCGGCGCTGATGGTGAACCGCTACCAGGCGTACAGCACCGTCTCGATCTCCGGCACCGGGTTCACCGGCGGCGTCGCGGTCAACTCGCCGGTCTCCTTCGGCTCCGTCTACCAGAACACCGCCAACGGTGTTCTCCAGATCGCTTCGCAGGGGTTCTGATGGGTGACCTGGCCTCCGGGCGCTACCCGGACTACTTCAACGAGTACCTGCTCGACGGGCAGCCCAACCCGCCCTACCGGCAGACCATCAGCCGCGGCGACGTCACGGGCGCGGCTACGGTGTCGACCACTTCGCAGTATGCATATGTCACGGCGGTGTGTGCCGAGCCGGGCGACGTGTTCAACTACGTCAGCTTCGGCATCGGCACGCTGGCCGGTACCGCGGGCTCGACGAGCTTCGTCGTGGTCTACTCCGGCATGCCGACCTCGTCGGCTGCAGTGACCGTGCTGGGCGTGTCGGCGACGACCACATTCACCCTCGGCGCTAACAAGATCGCCTTGTCAGTTCCGGTCGTCGTGGCCGGGACCACCTACACGCCACAGGGCTCCGCGCCCGCGTCGCTGCAGAACGGCCCGCAGGTGCTCGGCGTCGCGATCGTCGAGACCTGGACCACGACCGCTTCCGCGCTCGACGTCATGTCGGGCGGCAAGCAGGCCTTCAAGGGCCTGATCGGCAGCCAGGTACCGCTGGCGCAGATCTCGACCGGCGCGGTCAGCGCCGTGACGGTCGGATCGTCGTCCGGTACCGGCTGGGCGGCGCCGACGACCGGCGCGCTCCCCTACGTGATCCTGTCGAGGCAGTGACCGGTGGCGGCCGCCAGGGCGCTGCCGGCCGCCACCACCCACCCGACCACCCGCGCCCGGGAGGCACCCATGCAGCCGTGTCCGCCGCCGACATCCCGCCAGGACGCCCTCGGGCGCCTGCGCATCGAACGCTGGCACGCACAGCAGGCCGGCGAGACGGCCCGGGTCGCCGAGATCGACGCACAGATCGACCGGCTGTCCGCCCGGTCGACCCCGGCCTGCCCGCACAGGGAGACCACATCCGCAGCGGCGCCCCGCACGGAGCGGCGCACCACAAGGAGGACCACCGATGTCTGAACTGATCAGCGCCGCCCTCGGCGTGCTGACCTCGTTCCGCGGCGAAGTCGCCGGCTGGACGAACCAAGGCATGCTCAAGACGGTCGACGACCACATCGCGCAGATCCAGAACGCGGCCGAGCTGGACGTGCACGCCGGCGAGACCGCGGTCAAGGAAGTGTTCGCCGAGCTGTACGGCGCGTTCCACGGGCACACCGCCGCTGCGGCCGCGCCCGCGGCGCCGGTCGAGGCGAGTGTCGCGCCGCCGGCCACCGTCACCAGCGTCCCGGCGCCAACCGAGACCGCACCGCCCGCTACGGCGCCCGCGGACCCCACGCCGGCGCCGAGCACCACCACGGAGGGCTCCTCGGCGCCGTCGAGCACGCCCTCCACCTCGACCCCGGCCACTGACACCACGGCCGCACCGGCCGCCTGACCTGACCGATGGCCGCCTACAGCGTCTCCGGCGTCAGCGCGACCCTCGTCGCGTCCACGGCCGTCAGCGTCTTCGAACTGAAGACCCCGGCGACCGCCTACGCGAAGATCACCAAATGGTGGGTCGACCTGAACGACGTGACCTCAGGCCAGGGCACCGTCCTGGTGCAGGTCGGCCGGTTCAGCGCCGCGGTGACGACGAACACCGCCGTCACCCCGGCGCTGGTCGACTACGGCGGCAACGGCATCGCCTCCCAGTGCACCGCCGGCATCAACGCCACCGTCGAAGGCGCCGGCACGTTCAACACCAACGGCGAGCAGCACAACTGGTTCCCCAACACGTCCACCGCGTTCTGGGAACCGGACACCAGCGCATGGGTCGTGCCCCCCTCGTCGTTCTTCCGCATCCGCCTGACGCCACCGGCGACGATCACGTCCACGACGGCGACCTACGGCTGCACCTGGACCGAGGGCTACTAGGAAAGGAGGGCGACGGTGCCGTACGACCTCGGGGCTGTCGCCCTCGTCGAGTACCAGGCCACCGACGTCGCCGGGAACCCGGCCGCCGCCACCAGCATCACGCTGACCATCACCACGCCGGACGGCTCGGCGCACCTCCTGACGCCCACCGCGGGCCTGCCCCCGGACCAGACCGGGTCCGCGACCGGCTGGTACTACTACGAGTACGTCACCGTGCAGGCCGGGCGGCACACCGTGTCGTGGGTGGCGTCCGGCACGCCCGGCGCCGGGTCCGGCGTCGGCGCGCAGACCGACTCGTGGGACGTCAGGTCCGCCACCGACGACATGATCATCAGTCTGTCGGACATGAAACGCCGCCTGCACATCCCGGCCACCGTCACCACCTACGACCAGGACATCCGCGAATACGGGCTGGCCGTCACCGGCGTCGTCGAGAAGATCGCCGGGGCGTGCATCATCCGGCAGGTCGGCCCCGAACGCCAGCGCGCCGGCGGCATGTTCATCACCCTCGACCAGCGGCCCGTCTACCAGCCCGCCTCCCAGACCTACCCGATCATCGCAATGACCCCGGTCCTGACCTACGGCCTGGTCTACGACCTCTCGCTGCTCACCGTCGACTTCGACAAGGGCATCATCCGCCACTCCGCCGGGCTGCCCTTCATCTACGGGCCGTACGACTTCATGTACACGGTCGGCCGGGCCGCGATGCCCGACAACGTCATCCTCGCCTCGGCGATGATCCTGCGGCACCTGTGGGCCCTGGAGACGGCCGGCAACCCCAAGGGCCTCAACACCCCCGACGACGACACGACCCTGATGTACGGGTTCGCCATCCCCAACCGCGCCCTGGAGATCCTCGAGGCGTTCTCCACCCGCAACGTCGGCGGCATCGCATGAGCACCGTCACCTCCAGCATCGGCGCGGCCATCGACTACCTGGCGGCCACCGCAGCCACCGTGTACGCCGCCTACGCCGCCGCGAACTCCCTGACCATCGAGGTGTTCGACGGGCCGCCGACCACGGTGAGCGTGGACGTCATCCAGTCCCGGGTCTACGTCGGGTTCGACCCGGACAACCCCGAACTGCCGGTCGTCGTCGGCGACCAGGAGTTCGCCACCCTCGGGGCGCGCACCCGCGATGAGCGGTACGCGATCGCGTGCTGCGTGCAGTACTGGTCCGGCGACCAGGGCAACGTCAAAACGGTGCGCGACGGCGCGTTCGCGCTGCTCGCCCAGTTCGAGACGATGCTGCGCGGCACGCCGCTCAACGGGCCCGGGGACTGCACGCTCGGGCGCGCCGTCCTGTTCTCGCAGATCGCCGGCGGCATCGACTACTCGCAGCTGGCCGGCTCGGCCGGACTGATCGGCCAGATCAACTTCCACGTGTCCTGTCGCAGCCGACTGACGAGCTAGGAGCCATCGTGACTGTGCGCTTCCGCAACGACCACGGCGAGGACCGGATCTGCCCGACCCTCGGCTACGTCCTGGTGCCCGCGGGCGAGACCATCACCGTCCCGGACGACGAGTACGCCCACTGGGTCGCCGGCGGCTGGACGGCCCTGGACCCGGACCCTGCCGCACCCAAACCGGCTACCGCAGCCCCCGCAGCCCCCGCAGCGGCCGCGCCCGCCGCAGCACCGCCCGCGCCTGAAGGAGCACCCGCAGCATGACCATCTCCACCGTCGGCGCGGGCATCGGCGCCGCCGCCGCGTTCGTGCCCGAGACGTCCTACGCGACCGTCGTCGCCTCCCCGACGTGGGTCTGGTTCGAGCCCAACAGCATCACGCCGAAGAAAGTCAAGACCACCAAACAGTCCAGCGGGCTGGCCGCCGGCCGGTACGTGGACGTCTCCGCACGCCGCGTCGTCGTCGAGCGCGCCGCAACCCTCGACATGCCGTTCGACTGGTGCCAGGCCTCGCATTTCACGACCCTGGCCAACCAGATCTCCAGCACGTACGCGGCCGGGGCCGCCGGGTCGCAGGCCGCGTCGGGCGGCATCTGGTCGGCCGGCGCCCGCCTGACCCCCGCCGCGCCCGTGTACGGCTACACGCACACGTTCCGCAACTCGATCGCGGGCCGCTCCGGCGCGTGGCAGCTCGGCCTGCCGGACACCACCGCGGTACTGCGCCAGTACGACGGCCTAGGCTGCAAGCCGACGAAGTTCGCCTGGTCCTGCAAAGCCGGCGAGCTGCTGACCTGCACGACCACGTGGGACTCGCGGTACCTGGCCGACCCGCTGATCGACACCACCTACCCGGCCTACCCGAACGGCGCCGGACAGACCCCGTACACGCAGGCCACCCCGTCCTACGCGACGGCGATCCCGTGGGACTTCGCGAACGCGCAGATCCAGATCGGCACGTCGATCGCGTCCGCCTCGTCGTCCAGCGTGATCGACGGGGTGACGGCGTTCGACCTGACCGTCGAACGCAAGATGAAGGTCGACCGGCAGTACTACGGCAACGCGGGCCTGAAAGACGAGCCGATCACCAACGACCCGGTGGTGATCTCCGGGACGATCGTGTCCGACTTCGTGAACAAGACGTACTGGGCGGACGCTTTCTACTCCGACACGCCCCTGTACGCGATCGTCACCTTCTCGGCGGGCGCGATCAGCGCCACGACCCCGGCACTGCAGTTCGTGCTGTCCAACGTGTTCCTCAACGGGGAGTCCCCGGCCGCCGGCTCCAAGGACGTGATCACCACGTCGTTCCCGTTCGTCGCCCTGTACGACCTGACGAACGAGCCCCTTTCGATGATCTTCCAGTCGACCGACGCGACGGTGTGACCCGTGGCCGGCGCCGTGAAGATCGAGATCGAGGGGGCGGACCAGCTGCTCGAGCTGGCCGCGAAGCTCGAGGGCGCCGACACGCAGATCCGCGCCGAACTGCGCAAGGCCTTCACGGCCGCGGCCAAGCCGGTCGTCGCCGAGATGCGCGACACGGTGCGCGGCGCCGGCGGCCGCTCGACCGGCTCAGGGTCCTCCGCGCGCGCCGCCTACCGGCTCTCGCGCTCGAAGTCGACCCGCGCGAGTGCGGCCGCGTCGGCCGCGAAGCGCTCCGGGCTGCGCGCCACGATCGCCTCAGGGATCGGCTCGTCGGCCACGGCGACCGCCACGAACATCAACCTGACGTTCAAGGTCAAATCGTCGGTCCTGCCGCCGTCGCAGCGCACCCTGGCCAAGGCCTGGAACCGCCCGGCGGGCTGGCGCCACCCGGTGTTCGGCGACAAGGGCACGTGGGTCGCGCAGACCGGCTCCCAGTACTTCGACGCGGTGATCAAGAAGAACGCGGACGTCCTGATGGACGGCGCCCGCGCCGGCATGGACGTCGCGGCCGAAGCCATCCTCCACGAATAGACAGGCGCCCCTGATGGCAACATTCAAGCTCAACGGCGAAGGCCCGGACATCCCCCTGGACAAGTCGCTGCCCTTCGAACTCGGCGTCGAACTCGAACGCCAGGTCAAGATCGGGCACGCCCGGGTGATGACGGAGGTCGGGGAGGGAACCAACCGCGGCTACACCGCCCTGTACTGGATCTGCGTGGTCAAGCACGAGGCGGCACGCACCGGCGCAGGCCTGCGCGACACGGCGCTCGCCCTGCCGTACGCCGCCTTCGAGCGGCAGATCGACCTGGGCACCACCTACGCCAGCATCGTCCAGGATCCCGAGCCCGAGCCGGACCCTACGACGCCGGAGCCGGATGGCTCGACGGGCAGCACGTGCCCCGGCACGTCCGGGCCGTTCACGCTCCCGGCCTCGAACGGGACCGCGAACGGTACCTCGGCCTCTTCGCACACTACGTCGGCATCCGGCCGTGGGAGTGGCGGCACCTCGAGGTCCGCGAAGTCGAGTCGCTGAAACGGTTCGTCGACCACCTCAACACCCCGCCGAGCTAGGAAGGGACGGATCCGATGGCCACCACGGACCTGGTCTTCCGGCTGCTCGGCCTGAACGAGGCGTCCGCGGCGTTCAAAGAGGTCGCCGGCGACGCGAAGGAAACCGCCGCGTCGACCGACGAGGCCAACGAGTCCTCCGGCCTGTTCGGCATGGGTGCAGGTGCCGCGTTCCTCGCCGTGGGCGCCGGCATCGCGGTCGTCGCCGGCAAGGCCGTCGACATGGCCGCCAAATTCCAGGCGGGCATGACCAGCCTGGTGACCGGCGCCGGGGAATCCCAGAAGAACATCGGGATGGTCTCCAACGGCATCCTGAACATGGCGGTGTCCACCGGGACCTCGACGGCGCAGCTGACCTCCGGCATGTACATGATCGAGTCGGCCGGTTTCCACGGCGCGGCGGGCCTGCAGGTGCTGCAGGCCGCGGCCGAGGGCGCGAAGGTCGGCAACGCCGACCTGGGCGACACCGCCAACGCCGTGACCGACGTCCTCAACGACTACCACGCGCCCGCCAGCAAGGCGGTCGACGTCACCGACCAGCTGGTGGCCACCGTGGCGGCCGGCAAGATGAAGATGCAGGACCTCGCCGGCTCGCTGTCCAACGTGGTGCCGCTGGCGTCCTCTGCCGGCATCTCCTTCGCGCAGGTCGGCGGCGCGATCGCGACGATGACCGGGCACGGCATGTCCGCGGACCAGGCCACCCAGGACCTGGCCAACACCATCCGCTCCCTGCAGGCGCCCAACTCCGTGGCCGTGCAAGAGATGCAGTCCCTCGGCCTGAACAGCAACCAGGTCTCCCAGCAGCTCGGCCAGAAGGGGCTCACCGGCACGCTGGCCGAGCTGACCTCGGCGATCACCTCGCACATGGGCCCGGCCGGCACCGTGCTGCAATCGACGTTCGCCTCGTCGACCACCGCGGCGCAGGACGCCCAGGCCATGATCGCGAAAATGCCGGCGTCGCTGCAGCAGCTGGCGCAGGGCTACCTCAACGGCTCCATCTCCGCCACCCAGTGGAAGAACGACCTCAACGGCCTGTCCGGCGAGCAGAAAAACCAGATGACGCAGTTCGCCGGTGTGGCCGACAAGGCGAACCAGTTCAACTCCCTGCTGGCCGCCGGCGGCCCGGCCGCGCAGACGTACAACGCG